TGTGTATCCATTGGCCAGTAGAAGGATTGAATTCCGTCTTGAAGAAATTATCCATCTTTTCATTGCCTGTGGATTCACTCACATTTATTTCTCTGCAAAGACTATCAAAGTCTGCATCAGTCATGACCGAATCATTTTCTAGTTCATATGCATATGCAGCGACTGATAATTTAATTCTATTTCTTATTTCTTGATTAATCATAATATATCTGCATCCCAAACTAACTGAGCAAGTTTGTCTTGCATTCTATAAGCTTCCTTTTCCCAAGGCAAGTCATAGTAACCAGTTTTATCTGAGATAGTTTTCTTTTTCCAAACCTTACCATACCCATCAGTTTCTTTACGATAATACTGTTTAACATGAACCATCTCATGACAGATAGTCGTAACGAAATCTTTGAGAGTTAGGTCTTTACTGATTTCGATTTCAAATTCTTTATGGGTATCGCCCATCAAACACCAACCAACTGCATCACCAGTAAGTTTCTTAATTTGAACGTCAATCTCTAAAGTTCTCACTTTAGGTAAAAGTGCAGAAATCATCTCATGAACCACCTTTTCAGCGGTTTCTCTCTGAAACTTATTTCCACCAGTAACTTCAATAATATTCATAAATTACCTCTATTTCTCAAACTATATGTATATTATATGTTATTAGAACAAGTATGTCAAGCACTTTTTGACATTTTTTTGCTTAAAAAAACCCTTATAAATCAACGACTTATAAGGGTGAGGAATGGTGGGACAACTATTTAAAGTGAGAAAAGAGAGGAGTTGCCCCACCATTTATTAATAGTAACCGATAGTTACTACATTGTCAACACATTTTTAGTGCTTCTTCTGTGGTTTCTTTAACTCTACGAGTCCAACCACGACCAAATGTTTCAAAGGTTTTAAGTTTTTCATAATACCCTTGACGATTATTTTGGTAAGTTTCAATCGCAGATTCAATTCCTTCAATCTGGACATATGCATTCACTGCTCTAAGTGTTGCAGGGCCAATTGCTCCATCAGCAGTTGCACCTACCATACTTTGAAGATACTTAGCAGCTCTACCAGTGCCGGCATTAACACCAAAATCAAACACACAAAGATCCAAACCAGATGGTAGTTCATCACCCTTAACCCTTCCCCAATAGTTCTTTTCATAGATGGGGGCGACATCTTCAACCGTTAGGTCTTTCATGTCTTTAGTTCCACCCCACTCTTCATAAACTCTTTTGGTAACTCCGAGATTAGTCTCGCCGCCAGGGTCTTTGGGATGGTTTACATACCCACCTTCATGGTGAAGTATCATTTCCAAGCAATGTTGATAATTTTGTTTCATATTAACTCCTTGTAAAATTATCAGTCCACCCAAATGCTTCTTTGACTACTTCTTTGGATAGTCCTTTATACACTTGATGTAGTTTCTTGTCTTTTGCATCAATCAAAAGTTGTGCTTCATTTTTATGCAATCCTTCTAGAGTAGCAATAAACAAATTTTCTCTTTTGAATTGTGGCAAAGAATCTTCACCACCTTTTACAAAGCGATAGAGTTTTCTTGCTTCTCTACGAAGCACAGTATGTTCAGTTCCCTCTTCTGCTTCATTTTCTTTGTAGGGAACGTCACCTTCTGGAATCAACCAGACGATATTAGGATCAAAAGAAGATTTGATAATCATACGAAGCGGGTCGCAATCGTATTGTCTAAGAACTTCAACCTTCTTATCCTTTGTCTTTGCATTATGCACTTTCTTTAGAACCTCAGAAAGTAGAGGTGTATATGTGTCTCTTACCATATTAAAAGTCTCCAATGTCATTCATAAGATTTTTCAATCTATTTTTTATAAAATAATTTAGTAGTTTTGATCTTTCACCTATCGGGGGCTTCTCAAACTCTTCAAGAATCCTCTCCTTCAAGTCACTTGGAATGCAATCCAAATCAATCAAAGTTTTGTTGCGTTGATAATTTCTCATCATTTCCTCTGTGCAAAAATCTTCTGGTTCAAGGTCAACCCAAGTCTCCAGTTTTTTCTTTGCAATCGGTCGTTGACGCAACTCATCTACAAACGTATTGTCTGATGATAAGAAGTTTGGAACTCCATCACTTCTATCACCTTTCAATATATGTTCCTTTATATATAGGTGAGGGTCAGTCCCATTGAGAAATTTCTTCTGAACTGGTGAATATTGTTTTACAAAGTTGTGTTTATGCAACTGTATAAAGTCCTTATCACCAGAAAGAACTAGAACCTTTTCATATGCATTTGGTGTTTTAGAAATATGCTCAACAACAGCAGCAATACAATCGTCTGCTTCTGCACCCTCTACTTCTAAAACTTTATATGGAAAGTTGTCTCTAATCTCATCACGAATATTGTTCAGAGTTTCAAAGATTAGATTCCAATCGAGGCCTGAGGATTCTCTATCCTTCTTTCGATTGGATTTGTAATTGGGGAAGTAATCTCTTCTCCAATATTTTTTGCTATCATAACAAAGAACCAGTTCACCATATTCTTCAAAAAACCTAGAACGATACATTCTAAGAGAATTCAAAACCATATGACGAACCATATCTCCATCGACATCATTTTGTTTTTTAGAACCAATTTGCATCATAAGATTACTGATGGTGACTTGGTTCATGTCCACTAAAATCATAGTTTATCACCTTTTTTCATAGTATTATATATTATCCTAAAATAGAATGAATGTCAATAGATTTTGGAGCGGGCAAGGAGAATCGAACTCCTGTCATCAGATTGGAAATCTGAGGTAATACCATTATACGATGCCCGCATTATTTACGTTGTGCCCTTATACACACCACTTGATTATTTGGTTTAGGAAAACCATTCACTCTTCCAATCTTCCCAACCACGAATTCTCTTTTTTGCAAGCATTGTTCCATACTATAATACTTACCATAAACTTCTGAATTGACCATTGGAGTCGAACTAGAGCCCCAAACTAATTGCACCACTACTAATATCCACATATACTTTAACCTTATGGTGCTCCCACACAGAATCGAACTGCGAACTGATGATTACAAATCAACTGTTATACCGTTTAACTATAGGAGCGTTATTCTTCATCAATATCATCTTCTAACAAACTATCAACAACATCTTGCATGAGATCAACATCAATTCTAGTAACTAACTGTCCATCTTCTTTTGTTGTCGAAACAAATAGGTCTACAACATCTTGCATGGGATGAGGCATATCCATATCCCTATAAATTGTAGACTTCACCAACTCAATCAAAAATCCAACATCACGAATAAATCCTTTATCATTAGTAGATACACCATTCTCTGTCAGATTATGGATAAGGTTTACTACAAGTCCCTCTGTTAAGTGATCTGCAAACATGATGGACTCTCGTAGTTCCATATCCGTATTATCAATTATAATTTCTTTCTGAGGTTTCGTTTTCAGTGGAAACTGAATTACTTTACCCTTTTCTGGATCGGCCATGACGTTCTTCCTCTTCCATCTCTCTTGTCCATTCACACCCAATATCTGGATACCACGTTCCAACACTTCTCTTTGGTGTGCCATCTGGATGGTAGGCCATAACCAAACAAACATTCTTTGTTTTGTTTTGTTGATACTCACCCCAAAACAAATCTAACCAAACGCCATCTCTTAGGTATCTTTCCATGTTACGAATATACCCTTCAATAGACGCCACTTTTGCAATCGAACCCTTTACATTTGCTCTTTTGGCAGCACGTTCTGCGGCAAGCAAACCTTTCTGAGTTTTAATCCATTTCTTCACTTTAAGATGATGCCAAGGATCATCTTCACCTCGTTCCAAAACTGAGGGATGGATTGATTTATATTCTGGGGGATTTTCTTTTAATCTTTTTTCACGAGCCTTAGCAAGACGTTCAGCAGCAGCGACTTTCTGCTCTTCTGACATAGGTTTCCTACGTTTTTTCTGCTTTGGAATAGTTGTATCACTTTCAACTCTAATATTTCGTCTTGCCATAATCTCACCATTTGTCTAGTAACCAAGTTCTTCTTTACGTTTCTGCATCTTTCTTTTATATCGTCTAGTTGCAGCGTCTTTTGCTTTTCTACGTTTAGTTCCTTTTGACTCAAAAAAGGTTCTTTCTCGTAGTTCTTGAAAAAACCCATCTTTTACGAGTTTCTTCTTTAATACCCTTAATGCCTTATTGACATCATTATCACGAACCATTACAGTCATTCCTTGTGGGAATTCGTCTCTGTTACGATTGTTGTATTTGTTCCTTCTATTATTATACTTATTATACATTATATCCTCATAGTTAGTAGTTGGCCTGCCCTGAGGGAGTCGAACCCCCGACCCACGGCTTAGAAGGCCGTTGCTCTATCCAGCTGAGCTAAGGGCAGATAACTTAACCCAACTAGTTTTTGTTAAATCTCAAACGATAATATCTACCGTTCTCGAAAAACTCAATCACACTATAATCATACACTTCATAACTTTCAGTAGTGTATGTTGTGTTATTAGAACATCTCTGTTCTTGTCGATAACCAACCACTCCTTGGTTTTTCTTGTTACCGTGAGCATTACCCAGCAAACCACCGATAACTGCACCAGCAGCACCACCGTTACGTTCACCTTTAATGTTGTTCCCAATAACCCCACCAATGATTGCACCAGTGAGAATATCACCAGTATTATCATGTCCAGTAGAACCATAGATTGGAACATCCACATTAGAACATACCTGTTGAGTATGTGGGATGTTTTTTGTTACCATTTTTGTGTAGTCTGTCACTTTTACATTCTCTGCGGCAAACACAGGGCCTGCAATCAGAGATGCAAGTGCTACACCAATTAGCGTCTTTTTCATAATTACTCCTTTACTTCCATTACAAATTCACCAGTTCCAAACAACTCAAACCCACCATTTGGGGCCTTCGTAATCTTTACATAAGTTTCCAGAACTTCACACATTATCTTTGCGGCACCAATGGCCTCTTCGATAGTCTCATATATTACGATTTTCATTACAATCTCTTTTTTCACGTTACTTTACACAATATCATACTTACCACCACTTGTCAATAGAAATAAGCTCTTTATCGCCATTTTTTAGCGTCTTTACTTTAATGAACCTTTGTTTCTCCAATGAGTCTAAAGTTCTTTCAATAATATCTTCTACCTGTTCTTTCCTTCCAATATATTTTCCAATATAAAAGGAACAAGCAAGTAATGCTGTCGCCAAAATGGCGTGTTCTAAACCTGTCATTTTTCTACCTCTCTAAGATAACGTAGTCGCCAAAGTATTTATCAAACACTGAGACAAGGTTTTCATAATCACCACTTGTCATTTCTTCAACGATACTGGAGCCATCGAAACCTAACTGTTTCGCAAAACTAGTTGCACGAGCCATTAGGGAAAAAGCATTTCCCTCTGGGCCAGTTAAGTCGATGACAATCTCACTAGGCGGCAATTTCTTGCGTATCATTTGCCATCTCCTTTTCCATATCATATTCAAATTTACGAACTATGTCCTTCTTCTCAATGAGAAGTTTCTCTACTGCCCACAGAGCAGCATACTTCTCATCAGAAGCACCCTCGTTCATTGCAATCACAAGATTCTCTAGAACCTCAATATCACGAATCACATCATTCATCTTAAGCGGCCTCCAACCATTCTTTATAAGTTACAATATTTTCCAACTTCTTCACAAGTTCCCTACCATAATCTGTAAACAGAATATTGTAGTCATAAACCCAACCTTCCACATCTTGTATGTGGTAGAACTCTTGTCCAGCAGTCAACCAACGCAATGCGGTTTCTTCATCACCAGCACCCAAGGCGATAGT